TTGTGTAAGATGATTGGATATACACAGCAGGGCCTTAACCGCATATTAAGGAGCGAACGAGTTGTTTACCCTGAACGCTTCCGGGATGCTCTTTATAAACTGTTGATGATATCAAACGAGATAGAGCAAAAAGAGGTCGATGCAGCTCGGGAGAAGTCACAGAAGCGATTTCAGATGTTGGATAAATTGGCAGAGAGTAAGGGTGTGCAGTGGAAACCAAATCAGGAACCATTTGACGATTCGCCAGAAGGAATTTTAAAGAGAGCACGTATTTAGCGAAGGAGACAGAGGGATGACCACGGAAAAGAAAATAGAATTGATTGCTGACAGATACGGGTATGAGCCGCAAAGCCGCCAGTGCATTGAAGAGATGGCGGAGCTCACCCAGGCAATTAATAAGTATTGGAGAAAACGCAACTTCGGAGGTAATGACAGGCAGATAGCAGAGGCAGAGGATGCAGTCCTGGACGAGATGGCCGATACCTTAATTATGCTGTGGCAGTTAAAGTATCTTCTTGGTTTTGGAGAGGGACCGCTTGCAAAGCGAATTAACGAGAAACTAAATAGGCAGCTTGAGCGAATGGGAGTGGCAGAGGGATGAAGGATAGAAAATATTTAGCCGTAAGTATCAAGCACTCTGCCGGAACCCGATTCACTTTATGGGGATGGGAAAGGACCAAGGATGAGCAGGAGCGTTGTTTTACTGGATATTTAGGCACCATGGATTATGACAAGTGCGAATTATATAGTCTTGAGGATTTCCAGGAGCATTATGGACATGGTGTTATAAAGTGTGACATGCCTGTAAAAATGACCATGGATTTGGTACGAAAATGGGATGAATATGATACCGTGCTGGTAGATTATGAGGAATATAAAGCATTTGTAAGTTAGCAAAATCGTTATTTACAAAATCAATCAAAAACGTAAAGCAGAAGGGAGTGAGACGGCATGACGGTAAAAGAGTATGCCAATAAAATGGGCCTAACGGTCAATGGCCTGTGCGAGGTAACCGGAATGAGCCGGATGGGGCTGAACAATATCCTGGTAAAAGGCTGCCGTGCGGAACATTTGTGGAAAAGGCGCGAGGCAGTGGATAGGCTGACGGGAGCGATTATGGCAGACTATGAGAAGAAAGTTCGTCAGATCAAACAGGAGTATGTAGAGCGTATGAAACTGTTAGGTATGTTCTATAACAAATAGATTAAATCGTTATTTAACGGAATTGCCGGGAAAGGTGAAAAATGAAAAAGAAATACAATAATGGAATGTTAAAAACCGAGTTATCAGCAGACGGGAAAATCATTCATTTTTCCTTGAAAGTTGCGGATTTAAAGAAATTGTTTAAATACAGCCCTGAAAATTATGACGGTAGCAATATAAAGAGAGGGAAGGAACAGGAATTTGTTGATTACATTTTAAACAGATTAAGTGAACCAAGTACCAGAGATGAAAATTCCGTAAAATGGTTAATCCCCTTTGAAGAAGTATTTCTGGAGATTCTGGAAGGGTACGAGGATTTTGTGACTTATAAGGAAAATTAGCATTTTTGTGAGGGAAAACGGGATGGATTTTAATAGTCATGCGGAATTGCACCCGTGTATGCAATGTGAGCACGGGGCGGTATGGAGAGAGCAAAGCAAGCCAGCGGGCAATGTTTGTAAACACCCTGAAATATGTAAACGCAAAGGACTGTATTATGGACGGTATCACACATTAAAAAAGTACCGGCATGGTGCCCGTTTGAGCAGGAAAGTTAACATTTCCAGGAGAGCCGGAGGAAGGAGAATAGAATGAAGGAGACGTGCGTTTACTGTGATTTAAACGAAACCGGAACTTATGCAGGGAGCGGTTTTTTATGGGGAAGAGATTTAACTGGAGAATACGCCGGAGAATTTAATATTGTAAAATCAAAGCATAACGGAAAGCATTATTTAAAGTACGCGGATGATGAATCTGAAAATACATCAGAAGCAATCTCCTTTTGCCCCATGTGTGGAAGAAAATTAGATTAAGAATATTAGCATTTCTGGGAGAACCGGAGAAAGGAGCCTGGATGGAAAGAGATTTTGAAAAAGACATCATAGAGCTGGATGCTGCAATAAAGTCCAACGCGGAACGGGATAATACTTTTACGTTGTCGGTACTGCAACGGGTGAAGGCAATCATGCTGCAACAGAAAGAAAAGCTGAAAGCCTATGAGGATACCGGCCTGACGCCGGAGGAGATTCTGGGCAGAAAGATGCTGACCGGTTGGATTCCGGTGGAGGAACGGTTGCCAGAAGGCGGTGAGGATGTCTTGGTATGTACGGGTAATGGGTGGATTTTGGTAGCTTGGTATGGTACTAATGGACAAAGTTGGCACATAACTCCAGCGGGGATTACTCATGATGATATCATTGCTTGGATGACGTTGCCGGAACCGTATAGACCGGAGACGCTGCGAGGGCCAGGGGCCAAAGCAGGACAGGATGTAGCGGAGCCTGTATTTCAGTCAGCAACTTAAGTTAGGATTGAGGTGACGAAATGAGAAAATTAAGACTGATTAAAGTGGTCGTGCCGGAGATTGTTGCATATTTCGGCCAGGGTTCAAAACCCATGGAACCAGAATATGAGTGTTCCTGCGGAATGGGTGTGGCAGAGGAGTATAAATGCTGTCCCTACTGCGGTGCAGAACTGGCATGGGAGCAGGTTAGGAGACCATCGAAGGAATTTAGAAAACTGTTAGACAAGCTTTAAAATTTTCTAGGGAACCGGTTTGGGCTGCGGGGATAGCCGTGCAATGGGGGCGGACGATTGGTGTGGCCGGTAAAAGCAAAAAGCAGTAATAAGGGAGAAAACATGAAAGTATGCGGACACCACGAGGAAATAGATGGGTACTGGTGCTTTGTGGAGATTTTCAGAGGTCAAAAGGTAATACATGACAAAGTACCAATGGAGCAACACCTACGAGAACTGGATGGAGCTAAGAAAAAACTGCATGATTTAGTTGCTATGAATTGCAAAGATTTTGCTCAGCGCTATGGTCACTAAATTAACATTTAAAGGAGGTACAGGGTGCGAAAAAGTAAGTGTATAAAAACGCATTACCCGGAATCCATTTGCATGGCAGAACGAATTGTATTATTTCACGGAACCAAATTTCGTGTTGCTTTGACCGCTCATGAATTTTACTGCGAAAAATGCAAGAAGGTTCGGCATTTGTGGTTCATCAATAGATAATAGCAGTTTGGAGGATGAAGATGTATTTAAACATTGAATATAGAGATGGAAAGACAGAACAGAAAATCGTGGATGATTGTACCGTTAAAGATGGGTGCCTAAAGTATTATATCAGGACAGGAAGAGATGCTGGCACGCATTATATTCCATTGGATATTATCAAAGAGTTTCATAAAGAGAATTAACGTTTTCAGGAAGGAGGGTGACATGAATAAGAGGCAGAAAAAGAAGTATTGCGATTACTGGGGCTGGAGAGTACGGGTGAGTATATTACCACAAACCTGCTACAACGAGTTATGCCCTAACAACGCGCGGTACGGAGATTGTAAATACAAGAGGTGCCGCATACCACTTATAAGACCGTCGAGGTCAAATGATTTTAATGAGGCTAAACAGGCAAATTTGGATTTTTGTAACTATAGTACAAGGGAGGTGCCGCAGATGAATCCAGTATTAAAATACAGAGGTGGAAAATCGCGGGAAATCCCCCGCTTTCTGCAATGTATTCCTGATGATTTTGACCGATATATTGAACCTTTTTTTGGCGGCGGGGCCGTATATTTTTATCTTGAGCCTGAAAATGCGATAATCAATGACATTAACGAAAGGCTAATGTCTTTTTATGCCGAATTGCGCAATAACTATCCCGAAATGCGCAAACAGCTTGACGAAATTCAGCGTGTTTATGAAGCAAATCAGGCTGAATTTAAGAAACTAAAAGCTGCAGCCCCCGATGAAAGAGTTCCCAACGCTAATGAAGATTTATATTACAAAATGCGTGAACTGTTCAATCACCCGGACGGCAGCTTATTAGATGGTGTAGTTTATTTCTTCATTAACAAGACAGCATATTCCGGCATGATTAGGTACAACAGCAACGGGGAATACAATGTTCCTTTTGGTCGCTATCCTAACCTTAACACGCATTTAATAACAGAGCAACACAGTCAGCTTTTACAAAGTGCAGAACTTTATAATTGCGACTATAAAACTATTTTTGATATGGCGGGGGAAAATGATTTCATATTCCTTGACCCGCCGTATGATTGTGTTTTTAACGATTATGGAAATATAGATATGATGAACGGTTTTGACGAGGAACAACACCGTCGTTTAGCCGCAGATTTTAGGAACTTGCCGTGCCGCGCTTTAATGGTTATCGGAAAAACGCCCTTAACAATGGAACTATACGGCGATTACGTTTTTGATGAATATTACAAAAACTATGCAGTCAACATAAAGAACAGGTTTAACAATGACAAAATGCACATCATTGTTAAAAACTATTAGGGGGGTGATATTACATGGCGCGTTTAGATAACAAGTCTTTGTTCTTCACTACATCCCCGCGTACGCCGTCAAAGATGATATAAGCCAGCGAAATCAGTACATAATACAGTTATTCCTGATTAAAAAGCGTGATTTAGCGAGAGGAACCAAAGAAAACTATCTTAATTCCATACGAAGATTGCTGACAGAGATAAGCACAAAATCACTGGACCAGATGGATACCACAGATATTGATTGGTATTTATCGCGGTATGAAATCAGAAATGTGTCCAGTGGAGGAAAGAAAAACCAGCCTAGCACCTATAATAACGAGCGCCGTTTTCTGTCAGCATTTTTTACATGGATGCGGCTGGAAAAGCTTATTACAGATAATCCAGTAGAGTCAATACCTGCCAAAAAGGTTCCAATTAAGCCAATAGACTATTATAGTCCAGAAGAATCTGCAAGGTTAAGGGATGCGTGCAAAAATATCCGTGAGAGGGCATTGCTGGAGGTACTTAGAAGTACTGGGGCCAGGATAGGTGAGATTGCGGAAATAACCCTGGACCAGATAGACATGAGAACCGGAGATATATGGATACAGGGAGAGAAAAGCGGAAGATATCGGACTATCTATCTTGATGATGATGCGCGGCATTACTATGGCCTGTATTTGTACAGCATAAAAGATGATTGTCCATATATGTTCCCGCGCTCCAGAAAACCATATGGAAAGATGACTACTTGTGGATTTCGGGCGATATTGAAAACCATAAAGAAAAGAGCTGGACTTACCTGCCGGGTATATCCGCATAAGTCACGCAAGACCCTAGGAATGAATTTGAAAAACAGAGGAGTTGACATTGGGACCATACAGGAGATTATGGGACATGCAGACCCAGGAGTTACGGCACGTTATTATGCACAGTCTAACCCGCGCACTCTTCGTTCAGTAAGGGAAAGGGTTAATGTGTAGGAAGGAGGGCTATGAGGACCAGGGACAAGAACTATAGTGATTATGGAATTACGGAGGATGAAGCCAGACGCATAAAAGAATACTGCCAGACCGCCAGCGTAGAAGATAAGCTAACATTGTTCCAGTGCGCCATATCCTCCGCTCCTGGCCTGGAGGTGGAGATATACGAAAGCCTTGTAAGTAATATCGGATATGACAAGCTGAGCAAGCGAAAGAATATACCAATCAAACGGGATGATTTTTACGGGTATCAAAGAAAAACGCTGGATGAATACAGGCGGTTAATGACATTGTTTGGGAGGTGGAAAGGATAGGTATGAGAGATATTTTATTTAGAGGGAAAAAGATAGAAACAGGAGAATGGATTTACGGAAATTTGTTGCATACTGATAACAGAACATACATAATTCAAAATATACCGCAACAAGAAATTGATAATTATAAGGTTTTTCCAGAAACTATATGTGAATATAGTGGAATAGATAACATATTAGGAATAAGGATTTACGAAAATGATATTATTCAATATTTAGGTAATTATATAGGTGATTATTGTTTTAAAGCAAAAGTGGTATTTGAGAATGGGGGATTTGAAATCAATATAATTGGAGGAAAATATAAAGGCCCACTGAAAGGAATGGAAAACAGAATTGATATTATAGGTAACATATTTGATAATCCAGAACTACTGATGAATGAATAAACATTGTCTTGGAAGGAGAAGGGATGATTAGAACTGATAATACTATACGGGCAAAACGTGGGGACGGGATAGCCAACCAATGCATGGTAAAATTAGTATAGGACTATTATACCGTGTGAAGCACAAAGAATAAGGGGTGGTGAGCGTGGCTTCCAGATTAACAGATAAACAGAAAAAGAAAATAATAGCTGATTATGTGGAATCTGGAAGCTATCGTGCCACAGCAAAAAAATTCGGTGTTTCAGATAACACAGTAAAAAACATATGCGCAAAAAGTGCAGATATTGCGCAGAAGTGCGCACAAAAAAAAGAACAGAATACAGCCGATATGTTGGCATATATGGATTCCAGGAAAGAACAAGCACAGGGTATTATTGATAAATATCTTGAAAAGCTGGCGGACCCGCATAAGCTAGAAAATGCTACTATCTCCCAAATTGCAACAGCGATGGGGATAGTAGTTGATAAGTTTATGGATAATACAAAAAAGGGAGAAAATGCACAAGGAGTCACTATACTGAATGATATACCAAAACCGGAGAAAGGGAATGATGATGCATGAGTGACATAATAAATCTGACTGATGTAATCGCCCCATCCTTCTATGACGTTCACTGGGATATTCTGGACGGTAATCATACATATTACGACCTGTATGGCGGGCGAGGTTCCGCAAAGTCCTCTTTTATATCCGGAGAAATCGTACTGGGAATAATGGATGACCCACAGGCCAATGCTGTCATATTCAGAAAATACGCTGTTACAATTGGAGAATCAGTCTTTGAGCAGATACAGTGGGCCATAGATGTATTGGGTGTAACAGACTTATGGGAATCCCGTACAAGCCCATACCGATTTGTTTATAAGCCGACAGGACAAAAAATAATATTCCGTGGACTTGATAAAGCCAAGAAAACAAAGTCTATAAAGGCAAGTAAGGGATACTTTAAATATCTATGGTTCGAGGAACTGGACGAATTTGCAGGACCGGAGGAAATACGAACTGTTGAGCAATCAGTATTGCGTGGTGGCAGCAAGTTTGTTGTGTTTAAATCCTTCAATCCGCCTATCAGTCAAAGCAACTGGGCTAATCAGTATGTAAATACGCCGGATGATAGTGCGTATAGGCATAAAAGCGATTACCGTTCTGTGCCGATTGAATGGCTGGGAGAAATGTTTATTGAGCGTGCTGAACATCTTAAAGCCACCAATGAGCGGGCATATAATCATGAGTATTTAGGTTTGCCGGTTGGGCTTGGTACAAATATATTTGATATGCTGGAGATTAGACCAATCACGGATGAAGAAATACAGAGCTATCAATCTATATATCAAGGTCAGGATTTTGGGTGGTGGCCTGACCCTAAAGCATTTATTCGGGCAGCCTATGTAGCAAATAAAGAAAAAATTGTGTTATTAGATGAATTAGGCGGGTGCAAGATTAGAAACTCTGATATGGCACGCATGATACAGGAAAAAGGATATGATGATTATACTCTTATGTGTGGAGTGGACGAGAAGGAAAGTATTGTTGACCTTCGTGACGCTGGTATTCCAGCCCGTAGTGCTATTGTAACGCCTGGGAGTAGGAAATATACGTATGAATGGCTACAGTGTCGTACAATCGTCATAGACCCAGCCAGAACGCCAAGGGCATACAAAGAGATTATAGAGTATGAGCATGAGATTGATAGCAACGGAGAAGTGATTGCAGATTATCCAGACGGAAATGACCATTGGATAGATGCCTTACGGTATAGCATTTCTCCTATGGCTATGAGGAGGGGACACAGTGCGTAGTGGGGCAAAGAAAAATTATCCAAGGATATATAAAATATGGCAGGGTATCCGTCAGAGATGCAATAACCCGAATGACAAGGATTATGATAATTATGGTGGTAGAGGAATAAAGGTCTGTGAGGGATGGAATAACAACTCAATGGAATTTATTCAATGGGCCTTGCAAAATGGATATACTGATAATTTGAGCATTGACAGAAAAGATACAAACGGAGATTATTGCCCTGAAAACTGTCATTGGGCTACGGAAACAGAACAGGCCAGAAACAAGCGAAAACAGAGGACGAATAGAACCGGGTATAATGGCGTACATTATGAGGCAGATAGGGGAAAATATCGAGCTTTGATATACGTTAATAGCAGACGTATGGATTTGGGGAGATATGATACAGCAGAAGAAGCTGCCGAGGCACGAAGAAAGGGAGAAGTGAAATACTGGGGTGCTATGCCACAAGCCCATTATCAATGAGAAGGGGGAACAGCGCGTAATATGGAAAACAGAATAATTTACTATATTGTATCCGGTATTTGCTTGGAAAGGAATATTACAGATAATGGATTATGAAAATGAATTATACAGAAAAATTTTGCATGAATTGCTACATAATCATTTATACCAAACTATAGAGATGTATGGTGAAGAAAATGATGTGATGGATTTTGAACCAATTTTAACCGACTTAGGGATATCATCATCTGTTTTAGATGGATACAGATGTTAGAAAATGCAATAGGGTGACTAAATGGGACTAATAACATGGGCTAAAAAGGTGATAGGAATGATATTCAAGCGACAGGCAGAAGAAGATTTCAACGTTGAATCAGTGGTATCCCCGGAGATGGAAAGCAAGATTGCAGATTGCGCCAATATCTACCGGGGTACTCCCTATTGGGTGAATGCTGACGATAATGTTAAGACAATCAATTTTGCAAAGGCTATCTGTTCAGAGACGGCCCGGCTTGCTACCCTGGCAATCGGAATACAGATTGATGGGAGCGCGCGGGCGGAATGGCTCCAGGAGCAGGTTGATAAGATATATTTCCAGATTCGTCACTGGGTAGAATATGGTATGGCCTACGGCACAATCATCCTTAAGCCAAATGGTAAGGGACTGGACATATTCACTCCAATGGATTTTATCATTACAGACTGCGACAATGAAGGTATATACGGAATCGTATTTAAGGATAGTTATAGCGAGAACGACAAGTATTATACCCGATTTGAGTATCATAGGTTTGTCGGGGTCAAGGATGGAGAAAACACCTATTACCCATATTACATATCCAATAGAGCCTATGTGTCTCACTCTGCAAAAAGTGTGGGGGACCCGATAGCATTAAATAGGACTAAGTGGTCCGACTTACTTCCAGAGACTCCACCTATACTTAAAGCAAACAACGAGAAAATAGATAGCCCCATGTTTGGCATACTCCGCACTCCGCAGGCTAATAATTTGGATATTTCATCACCTTTGGGATTACCGATGTATGCCGAGGCCATAGAGGAATTAAAGGACCTGGATGTGGCATATAGCCGGAACGTGGGTGAAATATTTGACAGTGAGAAGATTATATTAATTGATGACCAATTAATGCTTGGTGATGGAAGAAATTTAAAACGCCCAGGAGTAAATAAAGTTAAATTACCCCATTATGTAAGAAATGTATTTGGAAATAGTAATGGAGAATTTTACCATGAGATTAATCCATCGTTAAATACTGATATAAGACTTACTGGAATTAATAATCTTCTTTCATTTATTGGATTCAAGTGCGGATACTCCAACGGGTACTTTGTACTTGACGAAAAAACAGGTATGGTCACAGCAACACAGGTAGAAGCTGATGACCGCCGCACTATCCAGTTAATTAAGGATGTGCGCGACAAACTGGAAAGTTGCCTTGATGGCGCAATATATGCGCTCAATGTATATGCTGACCTGTACGGACTGGCACCCGCAGGCAACTACGAAATCACATATGATTTTGGGGACATTACATACAATCGTGAAGAGGACAGAGCAAGATGGTGGCAGTATGTTGTGCAGGGGAAGGTACCACCCTGGATGTATTTCCAGAAGTTTGAAGGGTTATCCGAGGAAGATGCAAAGGCTATGGTACAGGAAGCACAACCGAAGGATGGGCCGAGGATGTTTGATGAGGAATAAATTGAGAAGCTTATTAATTTGGATAGTATTCAATATACCACTTGGTCCATTTGCCCCGAAAGTATTTGAATGGTCGATTAGACATAAGGGAAAGAAGGAAGAGTAAATGTTAAGCCCTGATTACCTTGCAAGAATCGCAGAAGGAAGCGAAGAAATAGCCTCACAGCTTCATACATACATTATCCGTCAGATAATAGACCGCATGATGATACGCATAGGCCGCGGAGATGATTACCTGCTCACCTCCTCTGACCGATGGCGAATACAGATATTGCAGGATGCAGGATATCTGCTGGAGGATATAACGGTAGAGTTATCCAAAATCACTAAGCGGCAGGAAAAAGAAATCAAGGCCGCAATGGAAGAAGCGGGAGTCAAGGCCCTGGAATACGACCATAAAATATATGAAGCTGCTGGTTTATCTCCAATTCCTCTTACTCAATCTCCGCAGCTTATCCGACTGATAGAACGAAACATGGATGCAACAATGGGAGAGTGGGAAAACTATACTAGGACCACAGCAGAAGCCGCACAAAGGCTTTTTATAAACGAATGTGATAATGCATACCACCTTGTATCTTCTGGGGCTGTATCGTACACACAGGCTGTCAAAGAGGCAGTTAATAATGTGGTATCGGGCGGAGTGATAGTACACTATCCTTCGGGCCATAAAGACACCATAGAAACTGCTACGGCGCGTGCAGTACGTACTGGAGTAGCCCAGGCTACAGGCGATATCTCTATTAAGCGTATGGAAGAAATGGACTGGGATATCATACTGGTGTCAGCGCACATCGGGGCCAGAACTGGGGATGGGGGACAGAATCCAGGAAATCATTTATGGTGGCAAGGTCAGTTTTACAGCAGGACCGGAAAGGATAAGCGCTTCCCTACATTTTCCCAAACTGGATACGGAACGGGAGAAGGATTATGTGGATGGAACTGCCGTCATAGTTTCGGTAGTGGGGATGGGGTAAACAATCCATACAAAGATATCCAGACCGCAGACAATTACAAAGTTGAGCAGTTGGAGAAGCGGCAGAGAACACTTGAACGTCGCATTAGAAAGACCAAACGAGAAGTTATGGGAATGCAAGAGGCTGTGGATAAATGCAAAGACGAACCAGCTAAATTTGAAATGCAGCTTGACCTTGACCGCAAGTCGTATCTGTTACAACGGCAGAATAAGGCATACAACGAATTTTGTAAAACGAACGGCTTGCGCACCCAGCAGGAACGGTTACAGATTGCAAAATGGAACCGGGAGCAGGCCGCAAAGGCTAAGGACGCAGCGCGGCGGTATCAGAATGTGAAAGGGAATTAAATGAACGAAATTAATTTTAATGACGTTCCCAAGGATGAAACATGGGAAATTCCGAAAGAAGTAATAAATTACTATATGCGGAGTGGTTATAGCGAAAAGGGAATACCTTTGAATATTTCTACCTGTAAAGAAATATTTGATATTTTAAAAATGGAGAATAGAAATGAGCAGATGGAAACCATATAATCCTAATCCTAAAAATGCCCGTGTGGGGGATTGTCCCATCCGGGCTATAACCAAAGCCCTTGACAGCGACTGGGAAACGGTATTTGCTGGTGTAACTGTCTGCGCCTGTGCTTTATCTGATATGCCATCTGCAAACCATGTGTGGGGCTCCTACCTACGCCAGAATGGATTCAAACGGTACATAGTGGATGACCACGGACAAGATGTTTACACGGTTGATGACTTCTGCCAGGACAATCCTATGGGAACATACATTTTAGCAATTACAGGGCATGTGGTGTGCGTGCAGGATGGTTATTACTGGGACACATGGGACAGCGGGCAGGAAATACCAATATACTACTGGGAAAGGCGATAACATGGACATAATGGAGTTTGGAAAAACGGTTTTGGCAATATTTGGAGCGATATCTGTTTTAGGTGGTGGGTTTGCTGTAATACATAAATGGATATCTCCTGCCATTAAAATGAATAAGCGTGTAGAGATATTAGAGGAACATGATAGACGAGATTATGATGTCATGAAGAAGTATGCCGAAAGAGATTCGCTAATTCTTGAAGTACTGCTAACGCTGCTTGATAGCCAAATTGCGGGGCCTGGAAGCAACCTTGAACAGTTAAAAAAAACGAGAGAAAAACTTATTTTGTATCTTGCGCAGAAATAATAAGAGGTGTGTTTTTGAAAGTATATGACTTTACGGTGCCAGAGTTAAACTATTTCCGTACATACTGCAATTTCACAAATGATGAGCGGCAGCTATTTGAATTACGTGCACAAAACATGCCATTGGAACAATGCGTAGAACAAATGAATGTCAGTGTGTCCACGGCGAAAAGATTAAGCCGAAAAGTCAACAATAAAATTATAAGGGTGTGTTGATATAGAAGAAAATTGCTAATTTTATATATCAAAAAGACTTCCATCTTTAATGATTGAGAGATTGTTTAAGATGGAAGTAATTTTGATATATAAAATATTTCCCATCACAAAGTCAATATGCCACATCACCAACCATCGAAAACCTCAACCTTTAGACCCGGAAGCCCGTTTATGACAGCGGTGTAATATGGATATCCCTTGATGGGTTCTAGACTTAAGGACCTGAATACCTTTGCGGGAGGATATTGACCATTTGGGCAGTTGTGTTCCCACCAATATAATTTGTCTAGTGACATGCTTCCGCTGGGACGTGCAGCAGGACGGCGAAGGCATTCCCGGTGCAAGAATCCAGAACACAGTTGCCGCCGGCGCAACAATCAATGGGGCAGCAACTGTAGAAGTAAGGGTGTGCAAACCATGTTGCGCTACCTTATCGGTAAAAAACGTTGGAGCCACAGCGGCGACAGTATCAGACGCTAACCTTGTTGTTAGCAGAATAGGTTAAGGGGGTAAGGCTATGAGTTATAAGATGATGCAGAATATCCACGAAGAGCTGGATAAGATTGCGGAAAAGGGCCTGAACACTAGCAACCTTGAAACCGCATACAAACTGATAGACATGTGGAAAGACATGGAGAATGTAGAGTACTGGAAGTGCAAAGAAGAGTACTACAATCAGGTAATGGACGAAATGGACGGCGGAGAATACAGCGAAGCGCGTCGCAAGCGCGACAGCATGGGACGTTATAGCCGTGCTGATGGAATGTCGCAGGACTATGATAGTGACAGTTCTTATCGCGGCACACGCGGGAAACATTACGTCAGAGGACACTACAGCCGTGCGACCGGTCCGGCCTATGACGACTACATGAATCAGAAGCAGAGTTACAGAAGCGGCGGGAAAGATGAAGATTGCAAGCGGCGTATGCTTGCAGCCCTGGAAGAGCATATGGACGAACTGACAGAAGAATTAGGCGAAATGTCCAAAGATGCCGACTGCCGGGAAGAAAGAGAAACCATGAAAAGGTATATTGAAAAGCTTCGTAATATGATGTAATAAATTGGCGGTGGGAAAAGTCCTGCCGCCTTTTAATTGTATTATAAACGAAATCACTAATTGCTTTTTCGTTCATTGTACCATTTTAAAAAATCTCCAAATATCTGATTTTCGGCAGTTTCACGCGCTTTAATAGCCTCTTGTTTGTCTGCAAAGCTCCCAAGATAAAAGCGTTTTCCTTGAAAGTATATGTAAGCAATCCAAGTATCTGATTTACCTTTCTGGCGATGCAAAGATACTCCTCTATGCCCAGACGATGTATTTGACTGGGGCTTTTTAGAGGTAATGCGGGATATGTTTGTCCCCAAAACTTGACCGACCTTATCAGACAATGGCATGTTTTTAAGATTCCTGGCCTTATAGCAACCGCATGAAATAATTTCTCCACCAGTAACTAGACCAATACGCCTTATAATATGCTTCCCGCATAGGATGCATTCAAATTCCCACAAATAGCTCCCGTTCTTCTTATCTCCGGTACACCTAATTGCCTTAAGATATCCATATGTTTGTCCCGATATATCTTTTTTTGGTGCCATACTATCTCCTATATTAAATCACTCACCTCACAGCCAAGTGCCTTTGCCAATAACAAAGCATTACGCAGGGTCATGTTGCCAAGGTCCCTTTCTCCGGATTCAAATTTCTGTATCTGGCGGATATTCATTCCCGCAGAGTCGGCCACCTGCTGCTGCGTCATCCCGGACAGGGAACGTTGATACAATAGTTTATTGATATTATTGTTATGGCAATCCCTGCCATAACTGGATGCGGAGCAGGCCCCGCATAGTCCATCAGTCCTGATACAGTCTGGGTATCTTCTCATGATTTCCTCCATCATTTTATGATAAACAATACTTCTGCATCTTTTAAAATAACTTCACCTGCATCAAAACCGTACTCGTAACTATCGCTTGCAATCAAGGCAATGTAGGAACCAAAATATCCATTACCATTAAGAGCTTCGGCGGCTTCGGGAGAGTTTAAATCAATGGCACATACACCGTTAAGCTCTTCGTCTGTTTCCTCTTCGTCAATCCACACCTTCGATTTATGGTCCATAGGTCCAGGTTCAAATGGCAGTTCTTGAATGCGGATTCCAAACCTACTATATTTAATATCCCAATCGTTGCTATCTATCATTTCTTTTAACTCGGCTACTGTCATTGTTTTTATCCCCTTTCTTTATCACTGATTATATTATACGCCCAAAAGGGCGTAAAGTCAATGGTATATTTAAAATGTGGGGACGATTATTTTCTGGGAATACGGTAAAATGGGAGTAGGAATAAGCAGAAAGGGTGAAAACATGGTAAAAGACAGTTGGGTGTACTGCCCTATATGTAACAATAAAACCCGGACTAAAATACGACTAGATACGGTTGCGAAAAACCTCCCCGTATTTTGCCCTGTATGCAAGAATACATCCATAATGAATATTGCAAAAGGAAAAGCAAATGATTTAGACAAAAGTGGTTTATCACCTGCAAAATAACTTTAGAGCCAGACGCCAGACGCAGAGCCAAACAGATTACAGCAATGTAGTTTGTTTGGCTTTTTCTTATATTTGACCTCCCTCCTATAGCACATGTCCTTAAAAGAAACAGGTTCTAGCGCATAGCGTGAACAGCCTGGAGGTTGAAAAGCGGATGCAATTTCCGGCATGTGCATTCCTTCTAAAGGCTATCCTCCTCCCGTAATGGAGATAGAAAAAACTTGTCAGTTATGACCTGGACGAAACTGAAAAATGATACGGCATTGTTTTGGTGGGATATCGGCGGGCTGACAGCATTTCAGAGTACATATGCGGCGCAAAAAGGCGTGACGAGGAGTTTTCAAGAAATGCAATCGGGAAATAGCTCAGTTGGTAGAGCAGCAGCCTTATAAGCTGTGTGTCAGAGGTTCGATTCCTCTTTTCCCGATGTAGTCGGGTCGCTCCCGGATGATGTGAGAGCACGCAGAATGCCTCACAGAAAATGACAATGCCTGCTGAAAACTACTGCGATAGTTCCAGGGACTAGGACACGGGACTGAAATTCGCAGTGTGACAATCTAAGCAGGAACTGCATCATGAGGATTCGCCAAGCGGTTAAGGCACCGGGTTTTGACCCCGGCAAAGAAGGAACACTCTTTACGCTGGTTCAAATCCAGCATCCTCAGTTTTGGACACGCCAAGTCCTACAAAATGGCAAACCGTTGGTGGACGGTTACACACCTACAAATAACCTAATAACGGAAAAGGAGAATCATCAATGAAAACCGAAGAATTAAAAGCACAGGGATTGACAGAGGAACAGATATCTTTTGTCATGGCTGAAAATGGGAAAGACCTCAAAAAGTTGCAGAAAGAAAACGACAATCTGAGCGCGGACCTGGATACCTGGAAAGGAAAAGCAGAAGCAGCCGAAACAACGCTGAAAGGCTTTGAAGGGGTTGACCTGGAAACGATGCAGAAAGAGTTGTCTGACTGGAAACAGAAGGCTACAGAGGCCGAAAAGAACGCCCAGGCACAGCTTTATGAACGTGATTTCGCGGATGCATTGAAAACTGAGCTTGAAAGTGTAAAGTTTTCAAGTGAGGCAGCAAAGAGAGCTGCGGTGGCAGACATTAAAGAAGCCGGTCTTAAATTTAAGGATGGTAAAATTCTTGGTTTAAATGACCTTTTGGCTCAAATGAAAGAAAAAGATGCGTCGGCTTTTGTTGATGATGCACAGCAACAGGCACAGCAGAATATGGCGAGGTTTACCACACCAGTAGGTAAGCAGAATACGCCAGGAACTATGACACGAAAGGATATTGAAGCAATTAAAGACCCGTCTGAGCGCCAGTCTGCAATTGCCAATAACCTGCATTTATTCGGTAAAGGAGAACAGTAATGGCAGCAAAAGCCAATATAATCACAAGCGCGGACATACAGGTTACAGCGCGTGAAATTGATTTTGTGACACGCTTTGAGAGGAACTGGCAGCATCTTCGGGATATTCTGGGGATTATGCGTCCTATTAAGAAAACACCGGGAGCAGTGCTGAAAAGCAAATATGCAGAAGGAACTTTACAGGGCGGGGATGTCGGTGAGGGAGAGGAAATCCCTTACAGCAAATTTACAGTAAAGGAAAAGACATATGCGGAAATGACCATAGAGAAGTATGCAAAGGCCGTTTCCATTGAAGCAATTAAGGACCACGGCTATGAAAATGCCGTACAGATGACAGACGACGAATTTTTGTTCCAGCTCCAGTCGGATGTAACAGAACGATTCTATACATATCTGAATACCGGTACACTTACCGGAACAGAAACCACCTTCCAGATGGCCCTTGCTATGGCAAAAGGAATGGTAGAAAACAAATTCAAACAGATGCACCGGAATGTTTCGGGGGTGGTTGGATTTGTGAATATTCTGGATGTATACCAGTACTTGGGGGCTGCTGAAATCACTGTGCAGAATCAGTTTGGTTTCCAGTATCTCAAAGATTTCATGGGATTCAATACAATCTTCCTGCTGTCAGACTCGGAAATTGCAAGAGGAAAAGTAATAGCTACACCAGTGGAAAACATTGTAATGTACTATATTGACCCAAATGAAAGCGATTTTGCACGGGCTGGACTGGTATATACCACAGGGGCCGGAGAAACAAACCTTATCGGATTCCACACCCAGGGTAATTACAACACCGCTGTTTCCGAGGCATTTGCAATTATGGGATTAACTCTGTTTGCGGAATACCTTGATGGTATTGCAGTTATCACCATCAGCGCGGGGGGAGCGTAGCCGCCAGTAATCTATCCCTGGACGCTAACGGCGAAGATTTGACAGGGAGCAAGAAAGCAAGAAGCAGATAAGGAGGAACCGGCATGGCATATGCAGATTATGAGTTTTACACAACAAAATACTACGGCAGTGCCATACCGGATTCCCAATCATTTGATAAGCAGGCAGAACGGGCAAGCGACTTCCTTGACATTGTAACTAGAGATAGGTTGGTTGACGGCCTCCCAGACAATGAACGAGCGCAAACCAAAATCAAGAAAGCCGTATGTGCCTTAGCTGATAAGCTGTATGGTTTGGAACTGGCAGAAAAACAGGCGCTATCTGCCGCCGCGGGAAGTATAACCAGCGGGACCGGCGGCGCAACCACAGGCGTTATCACGTCAAAGTCATCCGGTTCCGAATCAGTCAGCTATGCATCCCCTTCTGAAATAGCTAACGGAGCTAAAGCCTGGAGTACTGTATACTCTGCGGCAGGGGATGAACAGGCAACTAATAAGCTCTTGTATGATACTGCAAAGGTGTATCTGATGGGAGTAAAAGATAATAATGGCGTTCCATTGCTGTACGCCGGAATGGGGTAAATATGGAAATGTTATTTGCAAATGCTGCTGTAATATTGGCAGTAATTGGACTTCTTGCCTTTATGGTATCTGTTGTTACGCAGGTATTTAAAGGCGTTGGAGCTTTATCTAAAGTACCAACAGATTTATTGGTATTCTTATTGTCAATCGGAATAACGGTGACGGCTTTTATTGCGTACATGCAGTATATCCAGCAAGTGATTATATGGTATATGATTTTGGCGGCTATTATGGCAGGTTTTGTTGTCGCCTTCATTGCCATGTATGGATGGGAGAAGCTGTCCGAATTATGGAAACGGTTTGGAAAAACTGATTTTAAATAACGGAGGGGATACCATGTACAATGCCACGGTGACAGTTTTTAACTATTATGAATCATCCACAACTGGCGTTGGTATTTGGTATCCCCATGTATTATCAGGCGTTGACCTTAATACCGACAAAGGCGCAATATTAAAAAAGTATGGGCCGGATAGCACAGATAATGCAGAGTTACACATAGTCTACGAGTTACAAGACGGTAAACAGATAATCCGTGATGCTGATGGCAAATTATTGCCCTGGCTCCCTCCGAAGGAGTGGAGGAGACAGGTAAATGATTTGTTGGACGATACCATTACATTTGAGGCTTCGGATGATTGCTTTTTCTGGGAAGGAATATGGGATGGCGGCCCGGTAAATGATTCTGATTATCGCAGCGGATTTTATGCCTATATGAATAACCAATATGACTTTGTATATTTGGTATCCTCTGTTGGAGGTCCATACTCTGTGATTCCTCACTTTGAGATATTGGGGAAATAATATGGCAAGTAAAATAACACATTTTAAAGGGTTTTCCGTTGTTGACGGTGATATCAAAATCAATCTTAATTTGACCCGGTTTGACAAACAATTCCAGCGCGCCCAGTATCAACTTGACGGAAATGTTATGAATAGTATGGTTCCTTTTATGCCGATGGTCAATGGAACTTTTATTGACGTTACCAGGGAAGCTAGCGCAGCAATACAAGGAACAGGACAAGTATATGCTGCATATGGTTCACAGGGTTATTTTTTGTATATGGGTAAGACAATGGTAAGCTCTGTAACTGGTAGTACATGGGCAAAAAAAGGGGAACCACCCAAAGTATTAGTAAGCCAATATAGAGGAAAAACAAACGCCAAAGAAAATCTAACATATTCAAGAGCTGGAGCAAAGGCATTATGGTTTGATGCTGCTAAAAAGAAAGATGGTAAATCATGGATAAAGCAAGCCAAGAAAACGGCTGGAGGTGGAAAGCGTGGATGATGAACGAAAACCAATAGGAAAAGATGCAAGCGGATATGATGTGCTGACAATCGCTGTAAAGGCCTTGCTTAATCAATTTCCCGGTTTGTATGAAAATGAAACCGTTAAGTTTGAAGAATTGAGTGAGGATAGTGGGATTGCATTTTCGGCAGATAATGGAGCCTTAATCTTTTCTGAGACTGAGGATGTACTAGGTGGAGTGCGCCAGACCTGCCAGTATCCCTTCTATATTATATACCGTACATCCTCCACAAAAGAGCGGCAGAAGATGAGCATACAGGAATTTCTTGATACGTTCGGGAAGTGGCTATGTCGTGAGCCGGTTGTGATTGATGGGAGTGAGCAGCGATTATCAAATTATCCCACATTATCTCAGGGAAGAAAGATAACCAAAGTTACCCGTGATAACTCATACGGACTGGAACCGCAGGAAAGTGGCGTGCAGGACTGGATACTTCCAGTATCTATAGAATATAAATATGATTTTGAAAGATGGTAGAGCCAGACGCTAAGACGCAGAGCCTTGTGTGATGGCTCTATTTTTATTTGAAAGGAGAAAAACAGTGGCAACGTGGACTTATGCCGATGGAGAGGCAAAAAGAAAAGACTTTATGGTCTTTTGGATAACTGATGGAAGCACCACAAATATCACAAAAGATAAACTTGAAATTATTGGAAAAGGCGTTGAAGATATGCCGATTTCGATGAATCCAGAGACGGAAGAAAGCCAGGATGTGCTTGGAAATAATAACTATGACATCACCGGCTATGCAGAAAGCATGACAGTGGACCCAACCAATGTATCTGGAGAAAGTAAATACGCTCAGAAGATAGATACGCTCATGGAAGAAAGGGCAACTCTGTCAGATTTGAGATTGAAATATCTCTGTGTAAAGCGATACAAAACCGATAGTACCGGAAATATGCGTGCATGGGTGCAGGAGGGTGTTGTTGAGTTGGGAGACTTTGCAGGAGGCCTGAAAGGTGTTTCTGCAACGCATACGGTGCACTATGTAGGTGATAGGACTCTTGGCGCTGTAAACCCTACAACGATGACTTTTACGGCTGATGGAGCTTCTTTGTCAGAGTAAAGGAGGATAAATTATGCCTAATATTCCAATAAATATTGAAAGCCCAGTTAAATACTACGATTTTACGGACCAGCATGGAGATGTGCTGGCAACTTTCAAATTTGTTCCAACCGACCTTGACATATTCGAGCGGCAGCAGAATGTGTATAAAGCATTCGAGGATATGTGGATGGAATTAAAAACAACTCTTGATAACAAGAAGAAGGAAGAAATGTCGTTAGAGATAATTAATAAATATGCAAAGTCGCTTCAGGAAAAATTTGATTATCTATTTAACGCAGACACTTCTGGCTTCTTCAAAATCGCCAGTCCATTTACCCCTATGGAAAATGGCGACCCTTGGGCGCTGGTGATACTTGAGAGTGTTAAAAAAATTATAGAGCAGGAAACGGGTAAAAATTTCACGGAAATGGAAAGTAAAGCCGGGAAATATACACAACAGTATAATGCTGGTCCTGGGAAATATCCATTTCCTGTTAAATGAGCGCAGCGTGGTCCCTCCCATATTCTCTCTCTGTTAATGGAATAGACTATGAAATCCGTGAGGACTTCCGGGCAATATTAGATATTTTATCAGCCTTTGCGGATGAAGAATTGTCTGACCCAGAGAAAACACAAGCAATGCTTGAAATTCTTTACTGGCCCGTTATCCCGCCTCCGCAGGATTTAACAGAAGCGGCAGAAAAAGCATTATGGTTTATCGACTGTGGTGTGGTGCATGAAGATACTCCATCACCGCGCGTAATTGACTGGGAACAGGACGCAGGAATTATTTTCCCGGCGGTTAACAGGATTGCAGGGTTTGAAACACGCGGATGCCAGATAATCCATTGGTGGACTTTCTACGGATGGTTCATGGAAATTGGGGACGGATTGTTTTCTCAGGTCCTTTCTATCCGGCAGAAACTGTCAAAAGGGAAGCGCTTAGAAAAGTGGGAGCAGGAGTTTTTACAGAACAATAAAAAGCTATGTGAACTTGAAAAATCCACTGACAAATCTAAAGAAGAATTTGATTATTTTGCAGAGTTGCTAAAGTGAGGTGATATCTTTGCAACCTGATGGAACTGTATTAATAGATACTAAAATCAAAACGGATGGTGCAAAAACAGGAAGCGAAGATATCAAAAGAACGCTATCCGGCACAATGGATTATATAAAATTGCTACCTCAGGCTTTTAAGGATATTCCAGGCATTATGAAACATACATTTTCATCTGCTTCTAAATCCATACAAAGTCTTTCTCCAAGTGTGCGCAATTTGCAAGATGAAGTGGACCGGTATAAAGATGCGTTGTATTACGCTGAAAAAGCTGGTTATGGACTTGGAGATGCACCATATGATAAAGCATTTGCTGGATTGCAGCGGGCCCAAAAAGCCATGCAGGATTACAAGAAAAATTTGCTTGGTGTTGATAATGAGCAAAAGAAAGCAAGTAAAAGTGGAAGCAAACTCAATAAATCATTAAAAGGTACCGAGAAAGCATCCCGTGGCGCACGAATTGGATTGGGCCGAATGCTTGCAACATCTATCTTATTTAGCACTGTATTCCGTGCTATTTCCGCAGTAACGGGCGGATTAAAAGAAGGTATGGATAATCTGGCCCAGTATTCAGATGATACCAATAAAGCGTTATCCATATTGATGTCCAGTATGACCCAGCTTAAAAATTCTTTTGCTACAGCCTTTTCCCCATTGGTTGAGTACGCGGCCCCGGCCCTGGCACAGTTCATCAATTTGCTATCCCAGGCAGTCACCTGGACGGCGCAGTTGCTGGCAGCATTAACCGGGAAGGATACATTTGTCAAGGCGATTAAAGTACAGCAGGATTATGCTGATAGTCTGGACAAGACCAAAGATGAAACCAAAGATGCAGCCAAAGAAACAGAAAAAGCATTAGCGCCATTTGATAAGCTGATACAGATAACAACAGGAAAGAAAAAAAGCGAAGATAAGAACGAGCTTAAACCAGAGGATATGTTTACCACCGAGGAAGTATCCAACGATATTAAGTTGCAGGCCGAAGCGATAAAGGATACGCTCGGGAAACTGTTCGACCCGCTTAAGGAATCGTGGCTTGAAAATGGCCCACAGGTAATGAGTTCGTTGCAAAACACATTCTCTGCTATTAAACAGCTTGCAAGTGATGTAGGCGCATCGTTTATGCAGGTGTGGAATGTAGAGGGATATGGGAAAGCAATCACGGATGATTTACTAATTACTTTTGCAAATCTGGTTGATACAGTTGGTAATCTAGTTACAAACTTTGATAAGGCGTGGGTATCTGGCGATACTGGTACAAACATTTTAAGGCACCTTGGGGATATTATTCTTGAAATAACAGGATTTTTTCGTCAAGCATCAGAAAGTTTAAAACAATGGTCTGCGGATTTGGATTTTTCACCTTTGCTGGAAAGCTTTGACAGGATTTTGATTGCTGTAAAACCTATTGTATCAGATGTTGGAAACTTGATATTGTGGTTTCTTAACAATGTACTACTTCCAATTTCAAAATGGGGAGTAGAGCAAGCGTTGCCAACTGTATTTGATTTAATTGCAGCAGCCCTGAAAGCAATACATAGTGTGATTGATGCACTGAAGCCATTGGGAATATGGTTATGGGAAGAATTTTTACAGCCATTAGGAGAGTGGACCGGAGCAGTTATCATAGCTGCATTAGAAAAAGTTGTTGAATGGTTGACTAAATTTTCGGATTGGGTAAGTCAAAATCAGACATTGGTAGAAAATATTACACTTGCAGTGCTGGCATTTTTTGCAGCGTGGAAGTTTTCAGAATTTGTATTGGGAATAGGACAATTAATAAGCAATCTTGGAGGATTTTTAGCAATTGGAGAACGTGTTATTTCACTTTTAGCAAGGACTGTATCAAATATAAATCCCCTTATCCTTGCTATATCAGGCATAATATCGTTGATTGCTGTGTTGGCCAAAAACTGGAGCAACATGTCCCCAACAGAAAAAGTCATAGCAAGTATACTGGCAGCGGCTTCGGCAGTAGGAATCTTGGCGGTTGCTTTGGGCGCTTTGGCTGGTGGCGTGGGCGCTGGTGTTGTAGCTGCTTCATTAGCCGCTGGAATAGCTGCTGCTACAATAGCAATTAATGCTGGTAAGCGTGCTGCATCTGCCGGATATTCTGGTGGGTATGGGGGAAGAGGTGCCTATCCCATGTCTGCTTATGCAGCGGTTCCATATAAAATGCCGATGCTTGCAACCGGAACAGTAGTACCACCACGGGCTGGAATGTTTGCTGCTATTCTGGGAGATAACAACCGTGAAACAGAAGTGGTATCCCCTTTGTCAACTATGAAGCAAGCTCTCAAAGAAGCTTTGGCAGAGAGCAATATATCTAGCAGAAACCAGATTGCTAAAGCAGAGCTAATACTTGATGGTACAAGATTTGGTCAGCTTGTAGTCAAATTCGGAAACAACGAAAAGAATCGTGTAGGTGTAAGAATGGTAACGGAAGGAAGCGTATAATGGCACAGAATGGGAACGGAGTATTTACCATAGACGGAGTTAATCTCCGTCTATGGGTAAAATCCTTAAAGCGAAATTTTTCGGTCGCAGATAGTGAAAATTCTGGACGTTTGCAATCTTACCGGATGCACCGTGATATCATTGGTACATTTTATAATTACACCCTCGATATTGATGCAGAAAGAAGTAACCCAGCTGACTATGATACATTTTATGAAATTATCTCCGCTCCGGTTGAGTCTCATAATATGGTATTCCCATATGGCCAAGAAACCAAAGAGTTTGAAGCATACATAACGAGCGGGGATGATGATTTAAAAATCAACAAGAACGGAAAAGAAGGTGAGCGTAACCATTGGACCGGCTTATCTATTACCTTTACCGCTATGGAGCCGCAGAGGAGGCCGTGATGTGTTTTTAAAGCAATCCATATTATCTGACGCAGAACAGAATACTGAGGGATTAAAGATTGTTTATGACGACTTGGCCCCTTATGCCAAAGAAAATAGTACAGCATCCATTACAAGGCCTGGATTAAGACCGAGAATAGGACTTCGTCCAGGCCCTGGTTTACATCCGCGTGGGACAATAACAGAGCAGGAATTTCCAGAATTAAAGCGAGATGATATTTCTTATCCTGGATATGCTCTATGCTTTCCACGGTTTTCTCTGCTGAATGGAAAGTATATCAATTTTCCAGATAATCCGCTTCCGTATGGATATATAAGCCCAGAAGTATCAAATGAACAAGGATTGTTCGGATATGTTAAGCAAAGCCAAGGACTTAAGCCCCAAATGGGTTTGCATCCAGGAATGTTTTTATATCCTAAATCAACAACTGAAAAGTTAATTGAATCCCCCATGCTGACAGTAACCTTTAATCAAAAATTCACCAGTGTAGGACTGCTTTTTACTTTTAATATGATGTCTGGAGATTATTGCACACGAATGAGAGTAAAGTGGTACGCGGATAATAACCTATTGTCAGATATGGAGTTTTCCCCGGAATCAGTGCGATATTTTTGTAATAACTATGTGAGAGGATATAATAAACTTGAAATCACGTTTTTGCAGACATCAAAACCCATAAGGCCAGTATTTGTTACCAGAATAGATTATGGAATATACCGTGATTTTCTGGACAACGAATTATTGGAAAGAAACTGTTTGCAAGAAATCAATGCAATATCAGAAAGCATAAGTATTAACACCTTGAATTTCACGGTCAGGACAACATCCGATATACCGTTTGATTTACAGAAAAAGCAGAAACTTACTTTATATTTCAACGGTGAGCTTATAGGAAATTTTTATCTTAAAAACGGTGCCAGGAAAAACAAAACGGATTACCATATGGACGCGCATGATGCAGTGGGCGTATTGGATGGCAATGAATTCGCTGGAGGAATATATACAGGCCAGCCGGTTTCTGAAGTATTAGAGAAAATATTTGAGAATGAAGATTTTAATTATTTGTTGGATGAATCATTTTCAGATATTCCGCTTTATGGATACATACCGTATACCACAAAGAGAAACGCATTAGTATACATATGCTTTGCTATTGGAGCTATTGCAGATACAAGCAATTACGATGGAATTGTTATCTATCCGCAAGAAAATGCTTTGAGTGGTGAATTTTTGAATGATGAAGTATTTTCTGGGGTTACATTGGAGCATTCTGATATTGTCACAGGAATCCGGCTAACAGTTCATACATATCAAAAATCGGATGAGGCGCAAGAACTATATAATGATACTTTGAATGGAACAGCAGAGGTTATTTTTAGTGAGCCTTATCATGGTCTGGAGATAACTGGCGGCACCATTGGTCAGTCTGGTGATAACTATGCTTACATAACCGGAACCGGTGGAAATGTAATACTAACCGGAAAGAAATACAACCATCTTACAACATCAATCCTTAAAGAGAATCCTGATATTGTGTTTAACAAAAATATTCGTGAAGTAACAGATGCAACGTTGGTGCACAATGGTAATGCTCAGCAAGTGCTTGAACGCGTATATGCATATTACCAGCGCGCAGAAAATGTGGTGGGGGATGTACTTATAGGAAATAAAAAACTAGGACAGAAGGTTAGAATTGATACAGATTATGATGGATACCGCAGCGGTATTATTGAGAGCTACAATTACAGCTTTTCTCCCAACGAAATTAAGGCAGAGGTAAAAATACATGAGTAAGTATTTAGAATCTCTTATTTTTGACCGTACGCAGTCAGACATAATAGAATTAACTGACAAAGCTTACATTGATTATAAAGACCTAAACCGAATCGAACAGGCGATTAAATGGGTATCTTATGTTCTCAACCAGTATGGATATAGAAATACGACAAACAACAAGCTGAATTGGAAACCTGAGGACCATAGGACGGATAAAGAAATGGAACGTCTAAGAAAAAATATAGTTGCAATAAGAAACGCGTACTATACAGGCGATAGCACTCCCCTTACCCCAGATAAGATAACATACACATCAATTTATCAGGCCAATGCCATAGAAAAAATCATTTATGATTTAGGTAATTTGATTGAAAAGTCCTATCCGGGTCCTCAACATTTGTCGTTTAAATTGGGAACCAAAGTTCTAGGAAACAGAGGTATTAAGCTATGAATTTGAAAACAAATTTTAAAAATGACAAATTTTCCGGATTACGAAAATATAAGATGACCACAGATGCGTCAACCGGCCTAACAACACTTGAAGATAAAACAGAGTACCAAGAAATAGGAGACATTTTTACGGCTGATGATATCAACGAAACCAATAAGGCTGTATTACAAAATAACTCAGAAATCGAAGATATCAAAGGTATAAAAAGAATTATGGTTCCTTCAGAAAATTGGAGTACATCTGTTCCATATTCGCAGACTGTTGGTGTTCCTGGAGCAAAAGAGAACATAGGGCTTATTATTGGTGGTCCATATTTAGGGGATAAACCAAGCGCAAGCGTAGCCAGAGAGCGAAAAAAAGCTTTTGGATATGTCGATAGTGCTGAAAGCGGAAATGGAGTTGTTACATTATATTGCTATGGTTCTAAACCATCAACAGATTTTCAAATTCTCGTAAAAGGGGCAGGGAACTAGCATGGCAGAATGTATACTATATAACGGCGGCATGTTTAATAATGACTATCTTACTGCAAAACCAGAAGATGTCAAATATGGACAAACTTTTATTGGTGCAGGAACAGAAAATACACAAGAAGGAACTATGCCAACTTATTATAATGTGGAACATGATTTTCCGATTAATGGAAAATTTTATATCCCAGAAGGATATTTTGTTTCAATAACATTAAAACAAGATATCCCAACGCTAGGGGCGCAATACGTTGACCCTTCCATCAATGGGACAACAGCCGGGGTTAAAGGAACCTATATGACTGGAAATACCTTTATAGGTGGTATATCAGGAATTTCAAGTGCTGTAATAAAAAAGGGAGTAAAAATAGGTCCATATATTGGGACGTTTGAGGGATGGGTTGATTAAAATGGCTGATTGCATAATTAAAAAAAATGGAGCTAATGCAGATACAAGTGATTTAACTGCTCTTCCATCGAGCGTAAAAAAAGGAAAAATATTCTTAGGCCGTGGAAGTGATGATGAACAAATTGGGACAATGCCAATTATACAACCTGAAAGGTATGAATTACAATTAAATCAGACGCTATCTTTGGGAGAAGGATTTTATGATGCAGGTAGCACTGTAACACAAAATATACCGACATTAGGAAATCAATATGTTGTTCCGAGCGCAGATTTACAAACAATAGAAACAGCTGGTAAATATATGGAAGGTGATGTTTTTGTAGAAAGTCTCCCGAATCTTATTGCACCAAATATTAAAAAAGATGTTGTTATTAGAGTAGGGGATACAACTATTGTAGGAACTTACGAAGGATACGAAAATGATGACCCGTATACGCCGTATTATAATGGCGTGTTTGGTCCAGGCCAATCAATAAGCTCGTTTCCATCTTTTGGGCGTAAAGGTGGACCTTACTATAAAGGAGACGTGACATTTGGGCGAGATAACATCCATATTGAAAATCCTCTTAGCACAGATTATGTAACAACGGCAATTGTATTTAATGTTCCTCTCAATTTTGATAATATCAATCGAATAACGCTGAAATATTCTCTCGCCAATGCTTCTGGAGGATGTGAAATGGTTCTAGCTACTGGATATGTCAGTGATTATATATATATGCGAGATTCCAGTGGCTCCGGTAAAGATTATAACTCTGGGCTAGGTGATTATTGGAGACGAGAGATACCAAATACATCAGGAAATTTAAAAACGAATAATTTTGATGTGTCCAATATTACTGGAACACGATTTATATACATATCACTTTTTATGCGCACTACAGCAAGCACATCAGTTGTTAATATGACATTACGTGAATTAAAATGTACTATGTAACAGGAGGCATACATGGCAATCAAAAATTTAGAAAAAATGGATATCTATAATCCAACTAATTATGTAAATAATTCTGAACCAGATATTGATGCTGATAATCTGAATAAAACCGAAAATAAACTTGAAGAAACGGTTGCAAAAGCCAATGAAATCATTGATGCTTTAAAAACATTAATTTCAACCGTTCAAACAAATTCTGATAACACTGTTCCGTCATCCTCGTTGGCCTATGCAATGCAGCAAGAAATCACAAAAAACAAAGAGGATATTGCTACTGCAAATTCCAATTTAGTGGATTTAGAAAGTAGTACTGTAGTGGTGGATTATACTACAGCTATAAATATTGCCACGTTAAAAACGTGGACTGAATCCAGTTATGCAATATCATCTCCACCATCCGGCTTTACATTTAGCGATATCGTATCTATTACAGCTTTTGCACAGGACGGATACGGCGACAGGTGGCTACGAGTCACGGCAAATCAACGGGCAAATGCAAGCGGCACTTTATCACTTATGGGATACTGCATCAACACAACTGGTTCGATACCTATAATAATACGAGTTATATTTAAAAAATGATTACACTTTGGTATATAAGAGGTATACAATTATGATTGCAGTTACAGCTGTGGACCCGAAATTAGTAGCATATACCGTGTAAGTCCCATTATCATTATATAGCGATACCATAACATGTACAGACCCAATCGCAAACCCATTAACTGCAGCCAAAAACTTATATCCAGTAATATCTGGAGGCATTATAATGGCATTTTTGTTTTGCAATGCTGCGTACTGACCACTTGTAATTGCCGTCATGGGTACTATTTTTAAGTATTCCTCTAAATTGGAATTTGCTATATAAAAACCATATCCACGAAAGGAGTCAAATGAACCAATTAAAATTATCAAACAACACAAAATACGACTTAATAACAAACGGGGTGGAAGAATCAGGCGAATACCTAACCCTGTCGTTTCTTCCCGGCCTAGACAGTTTTGAAACGGTAGAATCAGAATTCAGTCCTTTACATACAGCAAAAATTTACATACTTGGTTTGGACGGTCAGCCGATGGAAGTAAAAACCGGGTTTACTCAGCTGGTAGAGATGCAAAAGAAAATAGATTATGTCATATCTTCCGAAACAGTAAATGCCGGCACCGAGGAAGAGCCAAATTATGAAACCAATGAAATAAAGGATACTATTATGGTTGCTAAACTTCGCAGGCCGGATATACGGGATACAGTGCAGACCTTGCAAGATACTGTAGATGCAATGATTTTAAGTCGGTTGGAGGTGTAAAATGTATACAACATTAAAAAGGCTATATAACAATGGTAAAGGGCCCTTAACGGTTTCTGAACTCAACCGGGCCGTGTCAATTGGATGGATTACAGAGCAGCAGAAAAACAGCATAATTGGAGGATGATTATGAGAGATATCACATTGTGCCATCCACGTCTGCAGCTTTTAGCAGGTCAGTTGGTGGATAAATGTAATAAACAGGGATTAAAAATTAAGATAGGCGAGACACTTCGGACCGTGGCAGAACAGGATGCACTATACGCTCAGGGTAGGACTAAACCGGGTAACATTGTAACTAATGCTCCCGGCAGCAGCTACAGCTCCTATCATCAGTGGGGGACAGCTTTTGATATATTCCGCAATGATGGCGCTGGAGCCTATAACGAAATAGGCGGATTCTTTAACCGTGTGGGTGCTATTGGCGTATCTATCGGCCTTGAATGGGGAGGAAACTGGAAGTCTCCTGTGGACAAGCCACATTTTCAACTTCCTGATTGGGGCAGCTCCACCAGTGGAATCAAAAAATTGTACCAAAATCCAGAACAATTTATGAAAACCTGGACTGAGCAGGAGCGCACAGGCTGGATTAAGGATAATAAAGGCTGGTGGTACCGCAGACCAGATGGAACTTACCCGGCTAATAAGTGGTGTATCATAAATCACCATTGGTACCTATTTAACAAAGACGGGTATGCTTGCACTAGCTGGCACCGCTGGAATGGCAGTGTGTGCGACCCGGAGGACGGCTCAGGTGACTGGTACTATTTCGACCCAACATCAGATGGTCCGCTGGAGGGGGCCTGCTGGCATAGTCAGGAAAATGGTTCGCAGGGAATCTGGTACATAGAGGATTCTGATTCAATATAAAAGCGCCAGAACCTAACTCTGACGCTTCCATATAATGTACCATCTTCGGAAATATGCAACACGAAATGCAACACGGAGCCTACAAACCGCATAAAACCGTTGTATTTTACGGGTCCGATTCCCGTCAGCAGCTTGTGGAGAGCCTGGTATTTACCAGGCTTTTTTTCTTTTGTTCTCCATGGTACATATTGGAAGTATTAGTATATTTTAAATATTAACATGTAAGGAGAGGAGAGGTTATGCTGCAGACACAATACGAATTCACTTTGCCGAAAGGGTACATGGATGAGGAAGGAAATCTTCATAAGAATGGGATCATGCGCCTGGCAACAGCAATGGACGAAATAAGAGCAATGAGGGACCCAAGGGTAATGCAGAACCCGGATTATGCGGCAATTATTATATTATCCCATGTTATTATAAAACTGGGCAGTCTTCCGCTGGTAACAGTTGAAACAATAGAAAAGTTGTTTGCTTCTGATTTGAAATTCTTACAGGAGATGTACGAAACCCTAAACGGATTAGAAGGACCTGTGGTTCGTGTCACCTGTCCATATTGCGGCAAGGAATTTACAACGGAAATGGATTTTAAGGGATAGGAATTTTAAAGGATAGGAATTATATGTGGTAAGAATTTTAAGGGACAGCCTGGGCTGTCTCTTTTTTTGCCGCAGCTATAGGAGCATTGGCGCCACAATCCAACTTATCCTTTTACCCTTGTAAATGTCCATATCAATCATCATCCTGGAAGAGTATCTTTAAACAGGCGAGGGGAGAATAATTGTATCTAAAAAACAATAAATTTAGCATGATTACAAAATAACCTAATTATTTATAAGAAAAGATAAATAATACCTGGACAAATCCCTTCCTTTTTCGGCATATTTATGATAGAATTTATACTATTCGGCAAATAGTTGCTATTTACATGATACTTTACATAATTTCCCAAAGGTTGAGAACAGATGGGAGGATTTATTTTAGATACGGTTGGGAGTCTGGAATCATGAAGAGAGCGGACTCCCTTTTATATATGGGGAAGGGGGGATATAGGTGTTGGATTGGGGCTTTGGATTAGGGGCCTTTGGAATGTTTTTCCTGTATGACTGGAATCGGGTTTTTTTGAAGAAAAAGTGGTTTGTACCGCTTTTTGCAGCAGGGAACCTGCTGCTGGCTGTGGTGGGAGGAAGAATGGTATATGCCTGCGTCTCCTCAGGAATTAAGGAACAATCTGTATGGCTCCTTCCTGGCGCATTTTTTCTGGCTCTATTGATTTATACGCTGTATTTTGCATTGCCCTTTGATAATACATACTGCCAGGAGGCGGATCGGCACAAGGTCTGCCGCTCAGGTATGTATGGCTGGTGCCGTCATCCAGGCATCTGGTGTTTTTTTGGCTGCTTTTTCTGCGTGGGCCTATCCACCGGGAATCCGAACCGGGTGATGCTCAGCCTTTGCCTTTCTTTTCTGAACCTTTTGTATGCCTGGTATCAGGATAGGCTTATATTTGTAGAGGAGTTTTCTGACTACAGGGAGTATCAGGAGCAGGTACCATTTTTATTACCCAGACTGTGGAAAAGGCGGTGAACCGGA